CTAATTTAGAACCTGCTTTTATTTCTTTATAGTATTTAGATTTTAAACCATCTAAATGAGTTTTAGCTTTTGCAAGCTCTTCTCTTTGTGCTAACTTTTTACGCCTTACATCACGCTCATCATCAATTTCCTCATCAAATGAAAAATTGTCTTCCATAAGGAAATCAATATCTTCTTTATTTAAATGTGGTCTTGTTGTTTCGTAGTATTCTTTTAACAGCTGACTTTCGTTTAATGAATCATAGTCTTGATTAAGTTTTACATAATCTTCTAAGCTTCCATTAGTTTCATTCATAAAGTCTACAACTTTTTGAATATTCTCTGGTAAATCAACACCAGTTTCTTTTTGTTCAACAATAGCTTCCGTTACTTTTTCTACAAGCTCTTCTGTTTTCTCTACAACCTCTTCGTCTGTTATTTCTTCAAGAACGGATTCCTCAGCTTGAACGGGCTCTGGTTGTCGTGGTATTTCTTTTTCCACTTCTTGTACAGGTTCGGCTTGTTTATCTGCAACCACTTCTGCTGCTTCTTGCTTTGTATCGGCATCTTCTGGTGGATTTATTGGTTTGGATAAATCTAATTTAATGTTTCCATCCTCACTGATTGATACAGGACCTTCTGGTACTGCTTCTACTTTTGCAGGTGCTTCAGCCGGAGCTTCAGTTACTGCCTCTACTTTTACAGGGGCTTTAATTTTAAAGCTACCTTCTGTTTTTGTTTCTGACATGATAAAATATTATATAATTGTTACTATTATTATTACCTAGGATCAAACGCACCTAAGTTAAATCCACCGCCCATTGTGTCATTCCCTCCAGATTCGAAGTTAGTGGGTGGTAAATTATCTTTTCTTTGAGATATCATCTCGCTTTGTTGTGTACCTTGTATTCTTGTACGTTCATCTTTACGATCTTCTATTTCTTTCTCTTTAGCTTTAGCGTTGTTAACTTCTATGCCTTTTAATTGCATGTTGTAATTAAATTCTAAAGCCATAAGTTCTTTCTTAGCTCCTACTTCAACTTGTATTCTTTGTTGCTCTATTTGCCCCTTTAATTGTTCTAACTGGGATTTAGTTTGAAACAAAGCTTGATCTTTTTGAACCTCTGCTTGAGCGGCTACTTGTTGAGCCTGTGCATTAGCCTGTGCTTGAGCTTGTATATTTGCTTGCTGTTCTGCTTGCAATCTTTCTTGTCTTTTCTTTTGTTTAACTTTTAATAATTGATTAGCTAATTTTAAATTTTTAACTTCTCGTATATCTATAGCGTCAGACAAATCAATTAGGTTGGCGCTTAAGGCAACTTGTACATTGTTTTCTAAAGTTGCTTTTTGTTCGTCGTCAGGAGTAAGCTCTAAGTATATGCCAAAATCATGCATATAAAGATCTTTCATTTCATCTAAAGTAGCAACATTAAATCCACCTATCTTTTGTATAAAAGCTTCTTTTGCTGGATGATATTCTAATATGTCAGAAATTCTTAATGATAAACATTCCGCGGTTTCCCTTGTTAAGTATAATCCAGCATCAAGTATATGTCTAGTTGCTGTATTTGAATTAGCTGCTGCTAATTTTTGCACGCCTACTAATGCTCTAGGATCTGGTGTACTACCATCCCTAGCTTCATTAAGACCTGTTACATCTCTTATCATTTGTAGATAATAATTGTAAGTGCTTATTAGCGTTTGTAGCTTTTGCCCTCCACTTCCGGTTTGTACTTCTTGAATAGGTACTTTACCAGGATTCATATCTCCCTCTTGTGTAAATGACCTACCTATAATAGAACCCGTCTGGAAGAACATGTTAAGTGCTTCTTGCGGATTGTAGTTTGTTCCATTACCTAAATCAACTTCATTTATACCATCTGCGTCTAAATATACACCGTCTGGTATCATTCTTTGTAATACTTGTTGAAGCTTTAAATGCGTTAGCTGTATCATATCAGCAAAAGCAGTACATCTACTTACTATTGATTCAATTCTACCTTGATACATTCTTGGTGCTGTAATAGCATAATTCATTTTAACCTTAGTTGTATCGCTTTTAGGTCGCATCATGTTTTTAGCCATTTCCCATTTAAGGACTATGTCCGTACCTAACACCATCACTCCTTCATATAAAACCTCTAAAGATCTAGACATCTTACCAAATTGCTCTTCAAATATTTCAACAGGAGGATCAAACTGATCGTCTCTTGCTATAATTTTTGTAGCTCCTGTGGATGTTTCTTTTACTTTATAAACCTCATTCATGTAGGTTTTGTAATTAAAATAAAGTACTTGAATTATGTTTTGGTCTCTGTTGTTATTACTATTTCCTATGTTATTATTCCATACTCCGTAATTTTGAGATCCTTGTTGTTGTATACGGTTTAATTGCTCCTCTGTTAGGTCTGGGAACTGCTTTTTAAGCTCGTTTAAGGGCACGAATTTAACTTCTCCTGCGTAATATATATCTTGAAAATATGGGTCCTCTGTGTAAGAATAAATTAAATAAGCTGGATCAACATATTCAACTGTTACGCCTTCAGATTCTGAAAAGTTATTTTTAACTGCTCCAATACCTAGCGTTGTTATATCGTAGTAATATCTTTTTTTAGTTAAGTCATATCGATTTTCATCGAACATTGTGTTAATAGCTTCTTCCTCTGCTATTTCAATCCCTTGCTTATAACTAAGTTGCATGTGAAGATCTAATTCTTCTTCTGAATCAGGTAACTTATCTGGATTGTTTTCAAATAAATTAATACCAAAGTTTTCTTGAGCGAATACATTTAGCTCTTCTGTTTGTAAATCCCTTATAATGGACTCCATGTATTTAGTTCTCTTACTAACTCCATACGGGTCCTGAGAATATGCTGTTAAATCAAAAGCTCTATCTGCTACACCATTTACTACGATGTCTACAAACTTTGATAATATAGGTACTGGTTTCCAATCTAAGTTTAAATAAGATAAATCACCATTAATAGATAATTCGTCTTTATACTTTTGAATAGGCTGCTCACCTCTAGCATATAACCTTAAACTATGGAATGTGTTTTGATTACTTCTAAACCTTGTAACACCAGAGTTGTTTGAGAACCATTCATTTTGAATCGCTCTACCAACCTGAAGCCCGTAGTCTCGCGACATCTTCTCTTTGTCACTTGCAACCTGACTTGGAAAAAAACTATTTACTACTCCTCCCATATTACTATTTTATTATTTTTGAATTTGAACCGTCAATTTGGTATTTTGCAAAGCTTAAATTAACCGGCGCTCTTTGCATTTTGTTTGTTGGCCTATACAAGTCTTTATGACAAGCCATTATAGCTAACCCTGAACTAATTGCGGCATCAAATTTTGTTCTATTATTTATATCAAATTTAGACCAGTCGCTTAATGTTTCGTTAAAGTACATTGTTCCATATTCTCCTTGGTTGTTTAAACCAACATTAGCATCAATATACATTTCTATTGCAGCGGCATGAGCCTGTTTTATATCTTCACTTGAATTGGGTATACCCCCTATTTCTTTTTCAGTAACAGATAACTTGTTCCATAATTTGTCAGGTCTATTCATTGAATAGCCTCTATAACCTCTTCTTTTAAAGTAATATAAAAGTCTTGGTTTATTATTTTCACAAAGTATTGGCATCCCGTAAAACACACAAGCCATTAACACATCTTCAAAGAAAATTTCCGCAGTCTGTGGCCTAGCTACATATTCTAAAAAAAATGTACTTGCTGGCGCATCTTCCATGCTAAACTTTGTTAATCCGTGTAATGCTCCTTTGGATCCTCTTCCGTCTGTTGTTCCTGATATATCATAACTATCACAACCAAAAGCACCCATATGTTCATTACCTGGCCACCTTACTCCATTTTTTAATAACTGTCTATTCTGTATACTATAATTAGGTGTCCAGCTTATTAAAAATCTTCCTTGAGGATTTGGCATAAATACTACTTTAGAATCTTTTATACCTTGCTCCCATTGAAAACTTCCTTTTGTTAAAACATTACTGTTGCCTAAGTCTTCGTTATAATCTATTTGTTCGTATATTTTTGCTAAATTAAATATGCTGTTTTTTGTTTCATCTCTGAATGCGTGTTCTTCTGTACGCGGAAACTGTCTATAAAATTCATTTAAAGCGTCTTGATCTCCTTTTAAACCATCTACCTCATTATTCCAATGCTCTATTACTCCTACGTCTATTTCTTCGCCCTGTGGACCAATCGTGCCTTCTTCTGGTTTATTGAATACAGGTAAGCCATAAGAATCAATGAATCCTTCGTAGTTCCACTCCATAGGAATGAACAAAGAATAGAGTCCTGAACGAGTCTGTCCATTGGCGTTTCTTTTTGTAACATCTGAGCTATTATATAATTTCTTAAAATTTTCTCCTCCTTTATCTAAAGCATTTGATGTTGATCCCATCATACACTTACCTATAATTCTACTACCTAACCTTAATGTTGTTTTTGTAACCCTCCAGTTATTAAGAATATTATTAGGTCTTTCCCATTTTCCGCTTTCATCATGAACTAAAAGCTTTAGCTTTTCTCCATCATAAGCATTATCTCCTGTGTTTTTCCAGTCAATAGTTGTATCTAGTCCAGCTAGTATTTCTATTTTACTATTTGCATCAAGCTTACGTCTTGTAAACTTAGAGGCTGGAACACGATAGGCAAGCTCTGTTTTTGGACGGTCCATACCGTCTTGTATTGGTTTGAAAAAGAATGGAT